CATCGGTCAGGCCAACCTGGCTGGCGCTACGGACGCTCTGTTCCTGAAGCTCTACGCCGAAACCCTGACCGCCTTCGCCCGCACCACCAAGGCCAAGGACCGCCACTACGTTCGCCAGATCGCCAATGGCAAATCGGCCCAGTTCCCCACCATCGGTCGCGCCGCCGCGCGCTACCATACGCCGGGCACCGAGATCGTTGGCCAGACGATCCCGCACAACGAGAAGATCATCACCATCGATGGTCTGCTCATCGCCGACGTCTCCATCGCGGAGATCGATGAGGCCATGTCGCACTTCGACGTCCGCAACGAGTACGCTCGTCTGCTGGGCGAAGAGCTGGCCATGGAGTTCGACCGCAACGTCCTTCGCACCGGCATCCTCGCCGCGCGTTCGACCGGCTGGCACGCTTCGATGCCGGGCGGCACCAAGCTCATCTCCGCCAACTCGAAGACCGTGGGCCTCGACCTCGCCGCCGCCATCTACTCGGCTGGCGTCACCCTGGACGAGAACTGGTGCCCGGAGACGGAGCGTTACGCCTACATCAAGCCCGTCCAGTACGCGCTCCTGGTCCAAGAGACCAAGAACATCAACAAGGACTGGGGCGGCGCTGGCTCCTACGCCGATGGCACGATCCAGAAGATCAACGACATCGAGCTGGTGAAGACCAACAACCTGCCGACGACCAACGTCACCGGCACGTTCTCCTCGAAGTACGACGTCAACGCGGTCAACACGGCCGCGCTGGTCCTGCACCGCAACGCGGTCGGCACCGTCGATCTGCTGTCCATGAAGATGGGCAAGGAGTGGTCGGAGCGCCGCCAGTCCACGCTGGTCGTCGCCAAGAAGGCGTGCGGTCACGGCGTTCTGCGCCCTGAAGCCGCCGTCGAGATCGCCACGGCGTAAGCCCTGACGACACCCCTAGGGGCCACCTTCCAGACCATCGGAGGGTGGCCCCTTTTTTTCGCCCCACCCCAAGGAGACACCCAGATGGACGCGACGTCGCCCACAACCGAACTCCAAGCGGTCAACATCATGCTCTCCCTGATCGGGGAGATGGAGATCGATGACCTGAGCCTTGCCGCGTCCAACGCTGACGTCCAGATGGCCCTGTTCATCCTCCGCTCGGCCACCCGCACCGTGCAGACCAAGGGCTGGCAGTTCAACACCGAGACCGGCCGCACGCTCTACCGTGGCCCCAACTCCGAGATCGCCCTGCCGTCCAACGCGGTGCGCTGCTCGAAGCCAGAGGACCCGCAGCTGCAGCAGGAGGACGTCCGCTTTACGATCCGTGGCCAGCGCCTGTTCAACCAGACCACCAACAGCTTCGTCTGGGATGTGGATGTGGTGGCCGACCTGACGCTCCTCCTGCCGTTCGAGGAGCTGCCCGAGCCCGCCCGGAACTACATCGCGGAGAAGGCGGCCCAGCGGTTCCAAGACCGGAAGCTGGGCTCCACGACGCTCCGCTCGTTCACTGCGGATGACATGGCTGACGCCTCGGTCGCCCTCATGGACTACGAGCTGGACGATGGCGTCTACAACCTGCTGGTCCACCCCTCGACCGCTGCGATCTGGCTGCGCTGATGTCCCTCGTCAGTCAGACCATCAGCAACCTCGCCAACGGCATCAGCCAACAGGCCCCGACGGCGCGCTCCCCCTCACAGGCCGAGCTGCAGGAGAACTGTCAGTCCACCGTGGTTGATGGCCTCCGCCGCCGCCCACCCACGCACCACATCGCGAAGGTCTCCACGGCCACCACCTACGGGGACGCCTTCGTCCACACCATCGACCGGGACTCGGCCGAGAAGTACGCCGCTGTGTTCCTCGACGGGCTGGTCAAAGTGTTCGACCTTCAGACCGGCGAAGAGCAGACCGTGAACCACCCTGACGGCTGGGACTACCTAGACGCTGCTGACCCCAGGACGACCATCCGCGCCACCACTGCGGCCGACTTCACGTTCGTCATCAACCGCGCCGTCGAGGTGGGGATGCTCGCGGAGCTGTCTCCCGTCCCCGCCCCCAAGGCGATGGTCTTCTTCCGCTCGGCCACCTACCGCGAGAAGTTCGTCCTCAAGGTCAACTCCAATGAGTGGTCGCTGCAGATGCCCCTCCTGGGCGGCAGCAATAACAACAGCCAGTGGCTCTCGACCAACATCACCGCGAAGGGCTTCCACGAGCTGCTCACCACCGGAAGCGTGACCGCGCTGGCCTCGACGGACACCACCCCGTTCTCCTCGACCGCAACCATCACCTCCCTCGGCTTCACCGCCACGCTGGAGGGCTCGATCATCACCATCACCCGCTCCGACGGTGCTGACTTCACGATCTCCGGGGTGGACGGCAACGGCAACGAACACATGAAGGTCATCAAGGGCACCGTCCAACGGTTCTCCGACCTCCCGCGCATCGGCATCGACGGCTTCTCTCTGAAGGTGGTCGGTGACCCCGACAACAACGCCACGGACTACTGGGTTCAGTACCGCACTGAAGAGCCCGATCCCGTCGCCCTCTCGCTGCCAGCTGGTGGTGACACTGGCGAGGTTGGCGGCTCTGGCGGTGGTGCTGGCGGCATCACCCCGTTCGATCCGTACGAGCGCGATCCCTACTTCGCCTTCATCCCATAGGAACCCACCTGCATGACGACCACCTCATCGACAGGCGGATGGTTCGAGACTGTCGCCCCCGGCGTGCAGATCAAGCTCGACCCGGCCACCATGCCCCACGCCCTCGTCTCCGAAGGTGGCGGGGTGTTCACCTTCAAGCAGCTCGACTGGGACCCGCGCGGGGCAGGGGACGACAACAGCTGTCCAGCACCCTCGTTCGTCGGGCGCAAGCTCAACGACATCTTCTTCGCCCGCAACCGGCTGGGCCTCCTGTCCGGCGAGAACGTCATCCTCTCGCGGGCGGGGGGTAGCTACTATGCGTTCTTCCGCGAGAAGGCCTCCCAGATACTCGACACCGACCAGATCGACGTTGCCTCGACGGACAAGGAGATCAGCCTCCTGACTGCGGCCCTGCCGTTCAGCGAGGACATCCTGCTCTTCTCGTCCAAGGCGCAGTTCCGCCTGACGTCCGGCTCCGAGCTGATGACGTCCAAGACCGTCGAGCTGCGCCCCCTCTCGCGCTTCCCCAACTTCACTGGCGTCTCGCCCGTGGTGTCTGGTGGGGCCATCTACTACGCCTCCGACAGCGGCAAGAACTCGCTGCTGATGGAGATGCTGGTGGACCAAGGAGGGGCCGTTTCCGGTGACCTGACCGCCCACTGCCCGCGCTTCCTTCCGCCCAACCTGCAGAAGATCGCGTGGTGTAGCGCGGAGAACGTCGGGGTCACCCTGAGCCGCGCCGAGCCGAACGCCGTGTACGTCTACGGGTACTACTCGCAGGGCCAGGAGCGCCTCATGGCGAGCTGGTCGAAGTGGACTTGGGACGAAGGGGATCGCATCCTCGACATCAGCGTCACCGGGTCCGACCTCGTGCTGGTCATTCAGCGGGCCGACGGGCTCCACATCGAGGCCATGTCCCTCTCGCCCGCGCACAACGACATCGGGTCGGACCACACGATCCACCTCGACCGCCGCGTGACCGAGGACCAGTGCGTCGTGGACTACGAGGAAGCCACCGGCCTCACCGTGGTCACCCTGCCGTACAGCAACTCAGCGCCCGGCCTTCAGGTCTGGCAGCGCCTCTCGGCAGGATCGATCGACATCCCCCGGCAGCTGCACATGGTCCGCCGTGGGGCCAACCAGCTGGTCCTGACTGGCAACCAAGAGGCCACCCCGTTCTTCGTCGGGTTCGCCAACGAGGCTGTCTACGAGTTCAGCCAGCAGTACCTCCGCCAACAGGACACAGTCCGCACCGATGGACGCCTCCAGCTCCGCAGCTTCGCGATCAACCACGGGCGCACCGGAGGCTACATCGCCGAGGTGTCCAACCCTTCGCGGGCTTCGACGGCCACGGTGAACCTCCAGAACTTCGCCTCTGACGCATGGAGCGCCCTGACGTCGTACGATGGGACGCCCATTGAAGCAGAGGGGGTGGGCCTGACGTTCGCGGACCCTGAGGACTACGTGAACAGCTACACCGGGTCCATCTCCGGGTCCGTGGCTGGCGTGGTCCCAGATGGCCGGTACTTCCTCCGCCTCTCCGCTCCTGGGGCCACCGACACGGACGTCCTCATTGCCTCGGACTTGACGTTCAGCTTCGCGACCAGCCCGTCTGGGGTGAAGTCCGTCAGCCTGATCCGCGCCAGAGACGGCGTCCCGGTCCATCGGCAGGTGTTCGGCCTCGGCGGCCCCACCGGGCTGTTCCTCGTGGCACCCGGAGACCGCTTCGTGATTGAGCCCGGCGTCTTCATGGCGCGTGAGGTTCCCCCCGGCGACGGCGGGC